ATGTTACCAACACCAGGTCCACCAAGAGTTACAGCTGTAACAATTGCTTTTCCTGAAGCACCAGTACCTTCATCTAATACAACTACAGTGTCATTTACAGAAATAACCATGTCTTGATCAGCAGCAGCACTTAATGTTAAAATAGTACCAGCACCATTTGCGGTCATATTTTTATATGCAATATGTAATCTATTTTGCTCAGACCAGATTACTTGGTCAGAGGTCATTGGCATTTCTGCACCGACCATTCTTAAAAATCCAGATAACGTTCTGTTTCCATAACGCTCTACTTCAGCTTCGTAGACCTCTGGTAAATACTGTTGGATAAAATCATTTGCATTCGCAGCTCCAGTGTTAAACTTTAAATAATTGCTATTTAAAAGTTCTTGAGACTGAGACGGCACGATTTTACCAAACTGTGGACTTAATGTACCCATAATTAATAAATTTTAAATTAGTTAAACTTTTTTGTTTTAATTTTAAGTTTTGTAGAGTCTGCACCACTAATCGATTTTACTTTAAAGCCACCAACGAAAACTTCACCTGTATTACCTTGTCTAGCTTTTACATCAGAAAGGTTTTTAGATTTGTTAACTACATCCTTAACGGCATCGGCTTTGCCTTGTTCATAAAAATGAGTAGCGATCTTATCTACGTTTTCAGCAGCATACATTGCTTTATGATAACCAGCCGGGTCTACTACACTACCATCTGCATCTAGGAACTTCCCTATCAGATTGTTAATGTTTGATTGGTTTTCTGCAACTGCATCACGATTTTGTATGTTATACTTGTACTTTTTGCCTCCAACTTCAAAATCAAAACCTTTGAATTGATCACTGAAAAGCTGTTTAGTACTTTGTTTAAACTTCGCGTGTAGTTGCTCAGCCTGTTCTTGCTGTTTATTGTAACGATTAAAAAAGTCCATTGCTTTTTGCTGCTCTTGAGTTACACCAGGACGTAATTTAATTTCGTCATAGTATTTATCTTTCAAGTTGTCTAGATATGTTCTAGCTTTAGCAACTTCTTCTTTAAATGCTAACTTTTTCTTTCGTATATCTTTTTCCTCATCAACATCTGCGTCCCATGTAAAATCTTCTAAAATAAGATTTACATCTTCAGAATCTAAATGAGGTTTATTTTTTTTGTAATATTCTTTTAACAATGCTATTTCATCAATATTACTATAGTCGGCGTTTAATCTAGCGTAATCCTCTATAGTACCACCTGTTTCTTTCATGAAGCTAATAAGTTTTTCTACGTTTTCAGGTAAATCTACAGTTGGTTGTTCAACTGGTTTTACTTCTGGCTGTTTTACTTCTTGTTTAACTTCTTGTTTTATTTCTTCTTCAGTTACTTCTTGGATCGGAGAAAACCCTTCAGTAGTCTCGTTGGACTCTTGTACAGGTTCTCCCACCTCTGTGCTATCTCCGGATGGTTTTTCCACAGATACCTCCTCTGTTTCTCCGATTTGAATGGCATCGTCTTCTTTTTTAATTTCTACTTTTTTAACATCAGGCTCAACTTCTACTAAAGGTTCCTTAATACTTACCTTTTGTATTTCTTGTTTTTTATCACCTAATTGTTTTGGTTTTTTCGGTTTTGATTTACCTTTTAAAGTAAATTCACCTTCTTGCTTCACCTCTACGGCTGCTTGTTTTTCTGACATAATATAATATAATTAAATAGTTAATACTACATAGAAGGATTCATCATTGAACTAGATTGTGCTTCAAAGTCTATTGCTGGACCATCTACATTTCTTTGCTCAATCATTTGACTCTGTTGAGTACCTTCCATTTTTATTCTTTTATCTTTACGATTTTCTTTTTCTTGTTCTTTTACTTGTTGATTTGAAACTTCTAATTGTTTAAGTTCCATGTCATTTTTATGTTGCTGCATCATTTTCTGTTGATCTAATTGTGCTTGCAACTGCATACGATCTTTTTCAAATTCACTCTTAGCTTTTTCATATTCTACATTAGCACCAGATATAGCTTGTTGTTTTTGTACTTCTGCCATAGCTGTTTTTTCTGCTGCTGCTGCTTGAGCTTCACTTTGAGCTTTAATATTAGCTTGTTGTGCTAATTGATCTTGTTTAGTTTTTTCTTTACGCTTTACTTTTAACATTTGATTAGCTAATTTAAGATTTTTAATTTGTCTTAAATCAATAGCGTCTTCAACATCAATGTTTTTAGCTTGTAAAGCTATTTGTATATTAGCTTCTAACTGTTGTTTTTCTTCTTCATCTGGTTCTAATTCTAAGAAAATACCAAAGTCATGTAAATTAAGATTAACAACTTCATCTAATGTTTTAATGTTATATGTTGATATAGAGTTCTGCAGTGAGGCTCTAGTTAATGGAAACTCTAAAGCATCAGCTACTTTTAAGCTAATATTTTCTGCTAATTTAAGCGTTAAAAATAAGCTAGACTGTACAATATGTCTAGTTGCTACATTTGATGCGTTAGCGGCTAGTTTCTGTAGTCCTACAAGCGTGTTACGATCTGGTAAACTACCATCTCTAGCTTCATTTAGTCCCGTCACGTCTCTTATCATCTGTAAATAATATTGATAAGTTTGTATAAGACTTTGTATCTTACCTGCACCTGTACCAGAATTAAGTTCTTGTATTGGAACTTTACCTGGATTCATATCGCCTTCTTGCGTTAAGCTTCTACCAACAATACTACCAGTTTGGAAATACATATTTAACGCTTCTGCTGGATTATAATTAGTACCATTTCCTAAATCAACCTCAGCAAGTCCGTCCATATCTAAATAAACGCCATCTGGTACCATGCGAGATATAACTTGTTGTAGTTTTAAATGTGTAATTTGAATCATATCAGCAAAACCAGTACATTTACTAACTAGTGATTCTATTCTACCTTTATAAATTCTAGGCGCGCATATAGCATAATTCATTTTAACTTTAGTGGTATCAGCATAAGGTCTTGACATATTTTCAGCAAGCTCCCATTTAAGCATTGTATCAGTACCTAAAACTTTAGCACCACTATATAATACTTCAATTGATCTTGATACTTTTTCAAACATATCATTTTCTGGTGGATTAAATGTATCTGGCTTTTCAATAGCTTTCATTAATCCTTGATCTGTTTGTTTTATTTTAAATACTTGGTTATGATATGTTTTATAATCAAAATATAAAACTTGAACTGTATTAGAATCATAATCACCCCAACCAGTAATATAAGATTTATTACCTGGCATTGCTTGTATTCTTTTTAATTCTTCTTCAGATATATTAGGAAACTCTTTTTTAAGCTCTGATATTGTAATAGCTTTTAATTCACCTACATAATATATATTTTCAAAATTTGGATCTTCTGTATAAGAATAAACCATGTATGCTGGATCAACATAATCAACTGTTACACCTTCAGCAGTGTTAAAATTAGTTTTAGCAGCTGCTATACCACAAACTGTTAAATCCATATTTAATCTACGTCTAATTAAATCATATTTGTTTTGCGCAAAAACACTTGATATAGATTCTTCTTCTGCTATTTCAACACTTTGTTTATAAGATAATTGCATGTGAAGCTCTAGTTCTTCTTTTGTTTCAGGCATTACACCAGTGCTAGGAGTTTGATATAAATCAATACCTAGCGTGTTTTTTAAATTATCTAAATATTCTTTAGATAACATGTCTTCATATATTTTAGAAGCGTAACTAGTTCTTTTCTTTATAGACTCGGGATCTTGAGCATATGCTTTTATATCATAAGTTTTTGATGATATACCATTTACAACTATATCTACAAATTTTGATAAAATTGGTACTGGCTTCCAGTCTAAATTTAAATATGATAAATCACCATTAATAGCTAACTCATCTTTATATTTTTGTATAGACTGCTCACCTCTTGCATAAGATCTTAGCATGTGGAAATTATTCCAGTTAGTTAAGTATCTATTACCACTAGTCCTTCCTCTTTGAAACCACTCTTGCTCTATAGCTTGAGCAACTTGTTTTCCATACTCAATACTAGCTTTTTCTGCGTCACTTACTACTTGACTTGGAAAAGGACTATTAGTGTTAGTGTATATATTCATTTAACTTATAATTTTTGATGTCGATCCTTTATTATTATATTTTTTAATACCTAAATCAACAGACTTTAATTCTCTTTTTGTTACAGGCGTGTATCTATGTTTATTACAAGCCATAAGAGCTAAACCTGAACTAATCGAAGCATCATGAGTTGTTCTATTGTTTATATTAAATTTTGCCCAATCTTCTAATGTTCTTTGAAAATACATATCTCCATATCCTGTTTCTTTTAAACCTACAAAATGCTCTATATATGTTTCAATAGCAGCTGCATGAGCTTGTTTTATATCTTCACTAGAATTAGGTATACCACCTATTTCTCTTTCTGTAACTGATAGTTTATTTCTTGCTTTATCAGGTCTATTCATTGCAAAACCTCTATAACCTCTACGTTTAAAATAATATAAAAGTCTTGGTTTATTATTTTCTACGAGTATTGGCATACCATAAAAAACACACGCCATTAATACATCTTCAAAAAATATTTCAGCTGTTTGAGGTCTAGCTATATATTCTAAGAAAAAATGATTTGGCGGTGCATTTTCCATACTAAACTTAGTAAGTCCATGTAATGAACCGTTAGAACCTCTTTTATCTACTGTACCTGATATATCATATGGGTCACAACCAAAAGCACCCATATGTTCATTACTTGGATAATTTATACCATTTTTAATGTATCTTTTATTTTGAACCATTACATCTGGTATCCAAGTAATATAAAATCTTCCTTGTTTGTTTGGTATAAAAATAACTTTAGTATCTTGCTTTCCGTCTTCCCACTGAAAATTACCTTGTGTTATATTTATACTATTTTTTAAATCTTCATTAAAATCTATTTGCTCATATATTTTAGTTAAATTAAATAAAGATTGTTTTGACTCATCTCTAAAAGCGTGTTTAGTTGTACGAGGAAACTGTCTATAAAATTCATTTAAACCGTCTTGATCACCTTTTAATCCTTCTACTTCGTTGTCCCAATATTCTATTACGCCTTGTTTAATTTTAATACCATGTGGGTCTTCAACTGGTTTTGACGGTGTATTGAATACAGGTAATCCATAAGAATCAATGTATCCTTCGTAATTCCATTCCATAGGTATGAACAAACTATATAATCCTGAACGAGTCTGTCCGTTGCTGTTTCTTTTAGTGACATCTGAGTCATCATATAATTTTTTAAAATTTCTACCACCTTTGTCTAACGCGTTAGATGTTGAACCCATCATGCATTTACCAATAATTCTACTACCTAATCGTAACGTAGTTTTTGTGACCCTCCAGTTGTTGAGGATGTTATTGGGCTTTTCCCATTTACCCGATTCGTCATGGACGAGAAGTTTGAGTTTCTCACCGTCGTAGGAGTTATCACCGGTATTTTTCCAGTCGATGGTGGTATCAAGTCCCTGTAATTCGTCTTGTAAGGTTTCATCGGCAGAGGCGGTGAGTTTACGACGGGTGTACTTGGTTGCGGGAACACGGTAGGCAAGCTCGGTCTTTGGACGGTCCATTCCGTCCTGGGTCGGTTTGAAAAAGAATGGATAATTAACTGATATGGGTACAACCTTATCTGTGAACATCTTCTTGGCATCAGGACCGGACTTGGATAATATACCATACCTACTGTCACTTGATATGGTTGCCAAGTTAACCACCTCTCCTGAGGCCATGAAAGAAAACCCGGAACGCCTGTTCTTAAGGTAACACATCCCATAGGATCGTGGATCTGCCTTACAAGCTTCCCAGAAAATAAAGAATAATCTATTTGATTCTCTAAAGTCTGGTGCCCCAACGTCAATTTTACTCCACTGCAAGTACATATAATGAGTCCCAGTAATATAAGTAGCAACGTCTTTGTTATAAAACCAAAAACCTTCTTCCCTAATTGTGAACTCGTTATCAATGTAATCATACCATCTTTCCTTAAAGTCTTCTGGATATTGTTTAAAATCATAAACACTTTTTATTTTACTTAGTACTTTAGGATATTCAAACTTAGTCCATTTTTTATTTTTAAACTTATGTATATTTTTAGCTTTAGGTAAAGCTATTTTAAGATTTTGTATTTCATATATTTCACCTATTGTGCCATCTTTACTAATAACAACCATATCATGTTGCTCATTATAACCATACTCCCATTTTTTATTTTTATTATATTTATTAAGAGTAATAGGTGTAATATAATCTTCTAATATTGTATATAATTCTTGTTGATACATTATTTAGACCTCCCTTCTGCAAAACCTTTAAAATTTGATTTTTTCTTTTCTTCAACTTTAGGCTTGTCTTCTAACATATTTTTTTCTTCTTCAATACGATTAAGTATTTCAAAAGCATCGAATATAGCTAGTTTTTTTGTA